TCCAGGCCGAGAGAATTTCGTTCTATCGCGTGTGGGAACGGGATTTGGGGCGCTGTTATATCTGTTTGGGATGGTGCTCCAGGAAGTACCTCTCCAAATCGCATCCACTTACCCCCACGGTGGACCATAAAGTCCCGTTGTCCAAAGGCGGCGAGCACCTGATGTCCAATGCGGGATTAGCCCATTTCATCTGCAATACTTTTAAGGGCGCTAGCGAGCTTTCGGCTTCATGTGTCGAGGCTTGCCGTGCGGCGGTCCGAGCAGCCGAAGGGAATGACCCCGACCCGTGGAGGCTGTATCCTTCCCGGGTAGGTGGTCTAAATCCTTCAGAAGCAACGGCCCGCGTGACCGCCGCGTAGCATCACGCGAATTTCCGCAAGTTACAAAATAGTTGAAAACAATGGGGCTTCGTGGACCAGCCAAAAAGCCGACCGCGCTAGAGGCGGCGCAGGGATTTCCGGGCAAGCGCGCGGTGAATGACCACGAGCCGCAGTTTGCGGAGGGTGAACCAGACATGCCGCGGGGATTGAGCAGGGGTGCGCGCCGGATCTGGCGCATCACCGTGGCGATCATGCTGCAGGTTCCCGGGCTGCTCACCATCGCGGATGGGGCAGTGCTGGCCGATTACTGTGAGGTACGGGCGGACAAGGATACCTTGCAGCGGGCGATGCGGGACGCGGAGCGGCGTGGCGTGGCTCAGGCGGTCCAACAGGCCAAAGAGAAAGGGCTGAAACTGACGAAGGCCGAACTTCGGGGCATCGCCGCCAGTGCGCAGATGACGAAATCCGGCACGATGCTCAATACCCTGCGCCACCGCGAGAACGTACTTCGACGCGAGATCGGTCTATCAGCTTCCGCTCGGACCTCCATCCGGCTCACGACCACACAAGCAGGAGTCGCGCAGGACCCGGAAGACGCGGCGACGTTTGCGCGCGGTCCGAGATTGGTGAGGGTCTAAAGTTAGGGAATTATATACTTGACTACCCGGCATGTTTAAGAAGAAGAAGCAGACAGGAGAAAACAAAATGCTGACGATAAAGTTATTGAAGCGACCCAGGGGTGATGACGGCTTTCCGGTGCACGACGGTCGATTCACCACGAAAATCGTTGAAGCCGTAGATGTGGATATTCACGTTCTTAGGCCCAACGAACTCTATGAGATTTCCGGGACAGGTGCCTATGTTGCATCAAACGGAAACAACTATTCGTTTGCGTTCTACGTTGCGAACGACGGGACCAATACGGGCGAGTTTAAGCAGCGCCCGGAAGGTTTCGCTAAAGAGGTAGAGTTCTGGTCCTCGGCGTACATCGAGAACGCCGCAGGAAAGACAACCGAAGTAGTCCGGTTCTGAAGATGGGCCGGGTAGTCAAGTATATAATTCCCTAAAGTTATAGCGGAGCATCGGAAGGCAACTCGTGACCATCGCACGGAGCAAGAGCGTAAGCAGGATGAAGCGCCGGAAGGCGATGCGGATTATTACCTGCTGGTGGTCTTCGAGAGTGCCCACGCGAAAGAGGAGTGGCTGAAGGCCAGCGGATTCCCGAACACGGCGCGATTTCTGAGCTATCGGGAAATGGAAGCGGCGATGCAAAAGGTGTGACCGCCGAAGATGAATGCGATTTTGTTCCTTCTGCGACGAGCCTACGGGATGGGCCGAACTTCTGAGCGATGGGCGCCTGCGTTGCGCGGCATGCAAGATCACCAGGTTCTTCGAACGGGAGCTCACGCTCACGGGCGATTACGCCGGCCAACCCTTCGTGCTCATGCCGTGGGTGCGCGGAGTCATTCGGGACATTTTCGGGACGCTGGACGATGACGGGACCCGGGTCTATCGGGACGTGTATTTAGAGATGCCAAACGGAAGCTCGAAAACGACGATCTGCGCCGGCTTCGTGGTGGCCCTGCTGGGGACGGCACAAGGAACCGGGACGGAGGTCTACTCGGCGGCCACCACCAAAGAGCAAGCCTCGATTGTTTTCCGCGCCGCGGCGCAGATGATCGGCGCCAACCCGCGGCTGTCATCCAGGATGCTGGTCACGCCATCAACCAAGACCATCGTGCGGCGCGACGATCCGACGAGCTTCTACAAGGCGATCTCTGCCGATGGTTTCGCGCATGACGGGCTGGCACCTTCGTTCGTAGTCCGGGATGAGCTTCACCGCTGGCGAACGTTTCGCGCGCTCGAACTTAACGAGGTTCTGGAGCGTAAGGTCATGAAGCGGAAAAACCCGCTCATCATCGACATCACCAGCGCCGGGGATCCTGATGAATCGCCGCTCTGTTACCGCCGACACGAATACGCGATCCAGATCAAAGAGAAGGTCTTCCAGGACCCCCGCTTCTACGGGCGGATCTGGGCCGCCGATTCGAAACGCATTGAAGCCGATCCGGACTACTGGAAGTCGAAAGAAGCGCGCATTGCAGCGAACCCGAGCCATGAGGACAACGGAGGGTACGTCCGCGACAAAGACCTCGCGGACCTCTGCCGCAAGGCGGAGAACGATCCGCACATCCGTTCGGACTACCTGCGCTACCAACTCGGATACTGGGGCCAGCAGGAGGATTCGGTTATCGATATCGTCAAATGGCAACAGTGCGGTGGGGGCGTAGACCTTCGAACCTGGCCCACATACGATGACGAGTTGCTCATCAGGGATTGGGGTTTGGTTGGCGAGCCATGCTGGGCCGGAGTGGATGCGTCCTGGACTGTCGATCTGACCGCCCTGGCGCTACTGTTCCCGCCTGGAAAGTGCGAGCAATGGTCCGTGCTGCTGTACTACTGGATGCCCGAAGAGAAGGTTGCCGAGCGGGAGCGGCGCGACAAGGTCCCGTACTCGGAGTGGGTTAGGCGCGGTTTCATCACGTCCACGCCCGGCAACTCTGTGAAGCTCGATGCCATCACGGACAAAATCAAATGGGCTAACGGAATGTTTCAGCTTCGGGAGATGCCTTTTGACCCGTGGAATTTCAAGAATACCGCCGAGAAGTTGGAGAAGGAAGAGGGAATCACGGTGGTGGACATCGCCCAGACTTTCAAGATGCTGAGTTCTCCCACGAAGGAACTGCTTGCGCTGTACCTCGACCAGCGAATCCGGCACGGCAACAACCCGGTATTCAACTGGAACGCGCGGTGTCTGCGGCTCCAAGGCGATCACAAGGACAACGTGCAGCCGAGCAAGCCAGAGAGATCCAAATCGTCCAAACGCATCGACGGGATCTCCGCGACCGTGACGGCCATGGCGCGGGCACTGGCAGCGGCGCCCAAGAAGCACTCGATTTATGCGACCCGCGGGTTACTCACTTTATGAAGAAGCTTGACCTTCAGGACGTGCTGATTGTTGCCGGCTTCCTGACGTTCGAATCCGGCGTGGCCGCGATCTACTGGCCGGCGGCGCTGATTCTGGCCGGCCTGATGTTCTTTTCATTCGCACTCTTGATCGAGCGCTCCCAACGCATAGCGAAGCGTGAAGCGTTGGCGGCGAATCGGAGACAGTAATGGGTTGGCTGAGTAACAACCTCGGCATCAAGGCGTTCTCGCTCGAAGATCCGGCGCAGCCGCTGCTCCCGATGAGCGCGCTGTTTGAATCGCTCGGGATTGGCCGTTCCGACGCCGGCATGATGGTCAACGAGAAGCAGGCGCTGCGGCTCACCACGGCATATGGCTGCATCAAGATTATCAGCGAAGACCTTTCGCGCATCTCTCTGGACATCTTCCAGCAGATGCCCGATGACAGCATGCGGCTGGCGACGACGCATCGCTGTTACCCGCTCCTACATGATCGCCCGAACCCGAATATGTCGAGCCAGGTCTGGCGCGCGGCCATGCTCGCATCGGTCTCCTCCTACGGAAATGGCTATTCGTGGATCAAGCGTGACAAGGCCGCGCGCGCGATCGCGCTCATACCCCTCGATTCCGGCAGAACCTCCCCGGTGAAGATCAATGGGGAGTTTGCTTATGCCACCACCCAGACTGACACCGGCCAGGTTGCGCGGATCGACCCCGAGAACATGCTGCACTTCATGGGTCTATCCCTCGATGGCATCGTGGGCCTTTCTCCAATCCAGCTATGCAAGAACGCCTTCGGACTGAGCATGGCCGCCGAGAAGTTCGGCGCACAGTTCTTTGGCAATGGCGCCCGAGCCACGGGAGTACTGAGTCACCCGCAGACGTTGGAGCCGGAGGCTTACGAAAACCTCAAAAAGTCCCTGCGCGAATGGGCCACCGGGGAAACGGCCCTCCGGCCCGTCATTCTCGAGGAGGGCATGAAGTGGGAGCAGATCAGCATCCCCCCCGAGGATGCCCAATTCATCGCCACGCGGAAGTTTCAAAAAGAGGAAGTAGCTTGCCTCTACCGCGTGCCCATGCACCTTCTCCAGGATCTTCAGCGGGCGACCAACAACAACATCGAACACCAGGGGCTCGATTACGTCCGCTTCTGTCTTTCGCCCCGGGCGGTGAACATGGAACAGGAGATCAATTATAAGCTCCTCAGCGGCCCGTTTATCTGTGAGCACAACTTCATGGACCTGACGCGGGGCGACTTCGCGTCGCAGACGGCCGGGTTGATGGCGCTTCGAAACGGCGGCATCTATCATGCCGACGATGTGCTCCGGGCGCTCAGGCAGAATCCGATAGGCGAGGCCGACGGCGGCCACATTCGGATCGTTCAAGGGGCATACATTTCCCTCACGTCCCTACTGCCCGGCGAAGAGGATAACTCGACGGCCGGCGGCGGCGCCGGCACCAATTCCGACGAGGGGAACCCGGCCGCCGAGTTACGGGGCCACCAGATCATCGCCTCCTACCGCCGGTTGTTCCGGGATGCTGTAGGGCGTGCGATCAACCGTGGTGGAGAGGCCGAATTCACCCGGCGTGCGATTTACCCGGCGGTCGCGTCGATGGCCCAAGCGCTCGTTGCGCAGCGATTCGGAAACGCCGAGCTATCGAGCCGGGAGCTGGAGGCCGTCGAATCGCAGGTTGCGGAAATCGCTTCCTCCGCCGCCGGTTGGCAGAAGAAAGACGCCGCGGCCACTGCGGCACGAATCACCGAACAGGTTTATGGCGCACTCGCGCTGGAGGTTTTATGACCGGAAGCCCTGACGTAATCAAGGCCCTGCAGGCGGCCGTTGCAGCCAAGGAGCGGCCGCCGAACGCGGCGGTACCGGCGCGGCCGCGCTTTCAAGCCTCGATCCTGCCCGATGGCACACTCGAGATGCTGATCTACGGAGACATCGTGGACGCAGCCACCATCAGCATACTGGAGTCCTGGGGCTGCTCCACCGAAGGGCTGATCAGCGCCACCGCCATCAAAAAGCAGATGGACTTGGCCCGCAACTACACCAAGATTGCATTGCGCATCAACTCGCCCGGCGGTGACGCCTTCGAAGGCATCGCGATCCATTCCCTGATGCGTTCGCAGGGCAAGCCGGTGGCCGTCTTCGTGGATGGAGTTGCCGCCTCCTCCGCCTCTATCGTGGCGATGGCGGGAGACACGATCACGATGGGGCCGAGTTCCATGATGATGATTCACAACGCCTGGTCCGACTGCCGCGGCTACGCCAGCGACATGCGCAAGATGGCCGATACGCTGGATAAGGTTTCGGAGGCGATTGGCCAGGCGTATGTGGATCGCACCGGACAAACGACGGCGGAAATCCGGGCCCTCATGGATGCCGAAACGTGGATGTCCTCCCAGGATTGCTTGCGAGACGGATTCTGCACCGAGATCAGCCAGGCGGAGGAGCCGGAAGCGATGGCGCTGGCGCAGAGGTTCCGCGCGCGATTCCAGGCGAAGGCTGAGTGCGAATGCTCGTGTGAGAATTGCGCGGCGTCGAACTGCGACGCCTGCACCAACGCGGACTGCGCCGACAAGAACTGCAAGGACTGCCCAATGCAGGAAGGCGCCAGCGCGGCATCGGATCTGAGTCTGTACGAGGCCCGCATATCGATGCTGGGCCGCTGAATCGAGTTAAAAGCCGATCCCACAACCATCGGCAAGCGAGGCGTGGGCGCCAGGGCGCTCGCAGGCGCGCAACCTGAACAACACAAGGAGAAAGCTCATGTACGCCAAAGCGTTACGGGAAAAGCTCGCGCCACTGGCCGCCCAGTTGCAGGCCATTGTGGACAAAGCGAAAAACGAAAACAACCGGGGCCTGACCTCCGAAGAGCGTGAGAAGTTTCACGCGCTCGAAACCGAATACACGGCCCTCGAAGACAGCATCAAGGCCGCCGAAAAGGCGACCTCCATTGTGGACGCGCTGGCCGCCGCGCCGGGTGGCGTAAAGCCCACGGAAGTCCAGGTGGAAGAGCTCCAGGACACCATGCGGATCACCGGCAAGGCCCGCGCCGAGCGCATGAAGGACGCCGCTTACCGGGCGTTCTCGAAATGGCTGCGGCATGGGCTGGCCGCGCTCGACTCCGAGGAGCGGATTCACATGCGGATCGATAACGATCCCAGGATTCGCGCTCAGCAGACGCTCACCACCACGGGCGGCGGCTACCTGATCCCTACCGGATTTTCCGGCATGCTCGAAGAGGCCAAGAAATGGTTCGGTGGGATCGAAGGCGTCGTGGAGAAGTTCACCACGGAAAGCGGCGCTCCCTTTCCCTGGCCGACCGTAAACGACACGACGAATCGTGGGCGCATC